AGCTTGTTTTAAGTTATTTAGAACAACCTTTGAATGTCCACTCATGTTTACATATTCAATCTCTTTCTGGATTGAAGAACCAAACATTAGTTCATCAGGATTGTATTTGATTATACAATCCATTGATGATCTTCATACCTTATCTAATATCATTGTCCTTTTAGATACATCACGTACCTGAAGGGTTAATTTATCAAGATCTGGAAGTACAATCCCTGATAAACTATCAAGGACTTGTACTGGATCTTGTAAATCAGTACATTTATTGATTTTATCAATTGATGTACCAATGAAATTAGATATAGAATTTATTAATGGAGCGTTACTTAGATTGTTAAGATCTAAGGAGTCACCAAAGATTTTTGTTGCATATGCATCATAAATTCTTAGTAACTTATTAACGTTCTTATTAATAAGATCTAATGATCCGTCAACTAGTGATGTCCTTATAAGAGGATTAACATCACGTGGTATAGCAATTATTGGATTTAATCCAATAATATAAGTTCTTAACTCATCATAAGAGATTTGGTGAGTTCTGAATCTTACTGCTATATCATAATGGTAAAGTATACCCTTAATTCTTTGGTAGTTTAATTTACCAAAGGGTTTAAGATATACCCCAACATATAATTGACAAACATATTCCTTCACTGAATCGAGTATACCCAGTTTCTGAAAATAATCAGAAACTATTGTATAAACGACCTTGGGGTTGTTGTAATTTCTTACAATTCCTCCAAGGGGAAGACCAGTAACCTCTTGTTGTCCAAGTTGTCATCTCTTAGCAAATTCATATGTATCCTTTGATACGTGTGTCTTTGTCTTTGAGATTTCAACTCCAAGTCTTGACATAAGAGTCATGTATCTTTTAGATACCTGATCATTATTTATAACAATATCATCTCCAAGAATTATATAATTCTTAAAAGATCCTATTTTATAACCTTCATTATATGCACATCAGTGTACACATAGATGATGGGTCAAGGTGAAAGCTGCTCATGATGAATATGATCCCATAGGTTGTCCAACCTTATATCAATAAGATTGACCCTTGTATGTGAATGGTCTATTTACTAATAGATCACTTCATGCACGGGAGACAACTTTGGAGTCATATAATTCTCTAATAACCTTCTCTTGAAGCTTAATAGGGAATCTATCAGTTGCAGCACTTAGATCAAGAGATCATAGGCTATG